TACGGTATTGCCGCCCTTAGAAGTCCATCCAAGTTCCAGCGGTACGGCATACTTTGCCATCGCTGACACTTCGGCGCTCGTAGCCGTAAGCATCCGGTGCATGATGGAGTTAGCAAGAAAGCCGGTATCGGAGTTAGGCGGTGAGCCTGGAGGGCTTGACCAATGCCCCTTGTCATACTCACGATACTTACCGCTGTTTGTCTTGATGCTTCGTTTTGCCGTGGCTTCAACATCAGCCGCAGCTTTACCCACGATGCGGTTTATCTTGGCTAGGTTGCGCTTGTACTGGTCTATACCGGTAGTCTTCAGGGATACGGTTACACTCATGGTGCCAATACCTCAATCTCAAGCGGGCCGAACCTGCGTACCGTGGTTGACACCGTGAACGATATCGTTAGGCGGATGTTTGCCGCTGTCGGGTAAGCCGCAGGGTTCAAGACCGACAAGATGCCTTGTGCGCTGTACTGCTTTGTCAAGGTCACCGAACCACTGCCAAAAGAGTACGATGCCCCGGTCTGGATGTTGGTGAAGGTAGCACCGAGTGTGCCGGTAGTGATGTCTACCGGGCTTCCCAGTTCGTCCACCAACCGAACAACGTAGGAGTGCCAGTCTCCGACCCATGCGGAGACTTGCACGACCTGCTGAGGGTCTTCGGTTAGATCAAAGATTAGTGCCATCAGATGTCCCTCACATAGATGCGTAACGGGCCGAATATCTGCGTATCAGATGCCCCGGTTGTCCTTGTAATCGTTGCCGTGTAGGTGCCTGGAGTGTCCGTTACCGTTGTGTCAATCGTAAACGTTGCCCTGCCATCAGCTGCATAAGTTGCCGTACAGGAGTAAGTATCAACCAAGGTAGCACCAGAGTTGTAGACCTTAGCGGTTACCGTTGCACTCGTGATGTCTATCCCGCTACCAAAGGCATCTACACACTGGATGTCTACGCCATGCTGTGCGCCCTTCTGGATGTCTAGCGGATCAGATGCTCCCAAGCCATCCGCTCTAACCTCGTAAGGCCCCATACGTACCAGAGCGGCAGAGGTTACCGGGGTAACAAGTTCGGCATTGACATACTGACCGAATGAGCCTGCCGTGCTGTGGTTCGTTCTAAGCTCATCCCAGACGTTGCCCGGAACATCTTGGACTTGTGACTCAATGTCATTAGCCACAGTTGCAATAGTGTTAACAACACCACCGAATGTTGTGCCATCGTTGTAGCCTGCTGGGCTTGCACCCCATACAGCCGAGGCAGTCTGTGCTTCCGTCAAGCCACCAGAGGATAGTTTGACCGTCATTACCGCACCGTTTGTACCAGAAGCACCACGCACCACGATAGTGACATCATCAGCACCAGCAGCCAGTGCAGCATCGGGAATGTCCAATCTGTACACGCCCGGCATATTGGTTGCGTCTACCTCCGCAAAGCCGCCTGCTGTCCACGCCTGAGCGATTGTACGGGCTACCAGCGGGATAGATACAGATGCTGTGCGTGTGCGGTTGTACCGAGCTGAGAGACCAGATGTGGAGGCGGTTAGACCTGTAGCACCAAGGTAGATTTCGATACTTTGGGATGTGCTACCGGGAGCGATTGTGATGGCGGATGCGTTCCGCTCTGTGGCTGAATAGACACCTGCTCCTGTTAGCGTTGCAGATTTGGCTACGCCTATAGTCATAGTCGCACCATAGGTATTACCAAAGTAATCCGTTGTAGGTGCATCTGTTAATGTGCCATATTGCAGTTGATTGAATACTGTCCCTATCGGTTGCAGTGAACTGTTTGAACCGGCTCCAGACTGAGCCATCAAATCACCATAAATTAATGGGGCATTCGCTACAAAACTGTTTACACTAGACGCCACATTTGTACGATTTACAGAAAATCCATAAATGAAAAGGTTGTACTCTTCTGTTAGATTTCCTCCGATACTACCAGTTATGTATTGCAGTATAGAGTTGATAATCTTTGCTTGACCCGCAACAGTTCCAGTTACTGTCGTACTCTTACTGCTGTAGATATTTGACAACACAATACCCGTTGCGTTGTTGCACGCTAAAGTTATGTCAACAGTGCTTCTGTTGTTATTAACAGCAATGTTGTACATCTTAAATGATGAAGTATAGGTAGAACTATGGTTGCCAAATGTAATACTAAAACAGCTAGAACTCCATTGGCCATTCTCAGCTGATGTGTTCAATATTTGAGTATTTGCATCTACACCAGCAGTAAATGTCATCAACACAGGATTTTGATCTCCTATGTTCTGATAAAAATGGCAACTATCTATAATCCAGTTGTGACAAGTTGTTGCCGACAACCCTGCGACAACTAGATATTTTAACGTAATATTGTTTTTGCTTGTTGCTATGATGCCTTTAGTAACACTTGATACAGATTTATCTAATGTATTAGAGATGTGAATAGGCCCCGGCGCAATTGCATAACCAAACTGTGACCCACTAGGATTTCCAATAACACTCAAGGTGCTGGATGGCGCAACGGCGATTGTAAGACCAGCATACTTACCGGGTGCAATGTATATGGTGTCACCACCCGTAACGCCGCTGGCTGTGCCAGTACCACCAAGAGCATGAGCAACCGTAGCCCACGCCGCACCAGTGCCTGAGCCAGTACCGGTGTTTGTGTTAGACCCATCTGTCCTGACGTAATACGTTGCCATTACTCAGCCGTTCCATTCACAATTTCAGATGCCATAATCCCAGCAAACATATTGACATAAGTCTCTTGAAAGTTACTATCTTGTTGCACCCACCACTGGTTGAGCGATGTTCCATCTGGCCCGAATGACGCCAGCACCTGATTATTGTTGTCGGTGATTTCACCGTACAGAATCCAGTCAGTACCGTCCGCAGTGCGCTCTGCTCGGTAGTTCATAAGGTTCACAGGTGTCATTTGCCCACCTTCAGGCTGTTCGCATTTGTACCCTTGAACGGCATCGTCAAGAACGCCAGCACAGAACTCACCGCAGCGGAGACACCAGCCGCTACCGCCTTGCTCCCGTAGAGTGCAAGCACTGCGCCGAGCTCGGCGATGTCGTGTGCTTCGGATGTGCGGATGCCATCGCCAAATACGGAAGTGAATGCAGCTACGAAAGCCACGATCACAACGACCACGAGTCTTTTGATTGATATGCTGTTCATCGGTTCGCCTCCAAGTGTGTAACCCGCGTCTTTAGTTCGCCGGTATCGCCTTCAAGTTTGACCAGTCTATGTCCGTGGTCTTTGATGGTCAAGGTATCAACCGCATTGCGTTTGTCCATACGGTGGAGAAACTGCACGATGTAGACCAACAGGCTAACAACCAAGCCAGTCACAAAGATACCGATAGCCGTGTATTCCGATGCGCTCATGATGTCCGCTCCACTAATCCAACGTGCTGCACAAGCAACTCCGTCTGCCCAAAGTCTGACCCGATCACATCGTAATATCGGGCATCATCACCCACCCGGTAGACCCTATCCTGCGGCATGACATCAGCCCCTACAGCAACAATCAGCGTCCATTGTGCAGATGACTGGATGCCACCGCCTACAATAGATTCTGTGTCGCTCTGGTTGGTTAGCCTGGCGTTGTACTCGGCAACCTTGCGCCATGTCTCAGTAGCACCACCACGTCCGTCTTCGGTCAAGGTGAAGCGGTGTATCTCTACCCGGTCTTGGCACAGGTTACGTACCATACCAGCGCTTATGGTTGCGCGGAGTATCGGACTCATGCGAACACCAGGGGGCGGTATCGTTCAGCCATTGAAAGGCAGTGGGCTTTGAGTTGGGAGAGCTTGACATCGCTTGTGCCTTCCTTAGCATCGATGTCTGAAGCGCAACGGCTAGCCTTTATCATCCATGCTTGGCGGGTGGCTGTCCTGACATCGTAGCGCTCAACATTGATCGGGCCTTGGTCCACCCACATCAGGGTTGGGTCACCGGTGCCATCTTCTAGCGTAAAGCCCTTGACTTGGTAGGGAGCGTAGACAGGGTAATCAGGTTGTGTCGTGCCTGACGTACCGGCTACTCGACACTCATACACCCTGCCGTTGGGCGTTGTAGGCACTACACGGTCACCGACAGCATAGGTGGTGCTAGCCGTCCAAGTGCTGAACCGGGAGTAGGAATCTAAGATGCTCCCTATGTCGGTGGTGGACATCTGCGGATAGGACTGGGCATCTACAAAAAGTGATACCTGCGCTATCGCTTCGGCTCGTGTCATCATGCTCCACTATCCCACATATAAAGAAAGCCCCCGGCACGTCTGCCGAGGGCTTGAGATACGAACCGCTCGCTTTATGTAGCTGCGGATGCTCCAACGATAAGCGAGCCAGGTACGCGGTTGGCTGCTGTTGCATCAACGTTACCAATGTCGAACGCCTTGAATGCGAATCGCTCAGTTGCCTTGAATGCAAGCGCATCTTCGACAAAGTAGCGCTGATCCGAAACCTCGATGGTAACGGTTCGGCGGTCACCGAATGCTGTACCCATGCTCAGGTCACCCAAGAGGATGTAGGCAGTGGATGCTGCCAAGGTTTTCTGCATGTTCTGTACGAACACCACAGGGTATCCGTAGAGCATAGGCGTAGGCCCGTAAGCATTTGCAATGTCGCTGATGGCGTTTCCACCGAGCGCATCAAGCAGAGGTGCGATGGCGTTGTACCAAATCTCCTTGTGCATAAACCACTTAGCGTTAGCGGCATATGTTGGGAGCTTGGCAACCATGCCCTTGAGGTTAGCAAGTGTCGGGCTGTAGGTGATTGTCTGGCCGGTCGTGAAGACCTGCAAGGAAGCAATGTTAGCCTTGGTTGCGTTGCTGCTGTAGATAGCATAAAGGATGCCATCGAGGCCAGATGTAGAGTCAACAGCGTTATTGAAAACAACGCGGTCTTCTTCCTTAGCAAGGACGTACGCCATGTCACGGGCAAGCGTTGCACCAAAGTCAATGATGCTATCTTCGGCCAACTCTTTAGAAACCTGAGTAAGAACCGATGGCTTCTTGGCAACCAAGTTGACCTGTGCAAAGGTCAAGTCGGAAGCGGTGATAGCCGTATTCTCTCCAGGGTAGTAAACCGTGGTGGATGCCGTTGCGTTAGGCACGTTCAAGACATCGCTGCTCATCGGGTAGATGCGGCAGTTCTGGCGAGCAATGCCGAACTGCTCACGGAGGTAGATAAGTTCGCTCGACAGCGGATCTGGTACGGTGAAACCACCAGCGGTTGTCGTGCCTTCGCTCTGTGACTTCAGGTTAGCCTTGCACCACTCGGCGGCCTTACGGTTGCCCATGATAGAGCGGCCCCACTGGCCCCAGCAGTACGCCTTGTAGTTAGCTTCATCACGAGTACCGGAAAGTGGATTGCGTCCAACGCCGCCCGACTTCCACGGTTGGTCTACTTGCGCTTCGGTTGCCACAGGGTGGCCTTGTCCGAGTGCCTTGATGGTCTCAATACGCTCTTCGATGCCCTTGGCTTCGGCCATAAGGCTCTTGACCTGTGCAAGGTCACCGTTACCGGAAGCGAGCTCCCGCGCGGTAGCAAGCACAGAATCTTTTTGATTCTGCAATTGTGTTAGATTCATAGTTGTGTCAACAACTCCAAGCGAGCCAATATGTCAGCTCGCTCATCAATATCATGGGCTTTCGCCTCTACTACGAGTACCGGTTGCGTCTCTGGCTGGCCTGCATCCCGCAGTGAATCCCAGACTACAGGGGCAAGGCGCTTTGCGCTTGTCCGGCTAAGACCGACTGCTTCCCGCAGCCGACGTTCAACACCCCGCAGGGAAGCGGGTTGTACACTCTTCATGCCGTGCATGGCATACAAGCCCTTTGCACGTCGAGCAAATTCATCAATGATGGCATCCGCCATGCTTTGATCTGATACGGCTTCGATGGCCCCACAGAGCGCATCGTAGTAGGCTTCAAGCCCCTCGTGGATAAGGTCACCTTCGGACTCATCAAATACCGACATGGCGTATTCTTCAGGGGACTGCTCAGGCATTGGAGCCATTACCATCTCTTCTTCTTCCATATCCATCATAGGCTCCATGCCGTAGTACTCCTTCAGGCTCTTTACACTGTTACGATACTCGGCGGGTGTTGGGGTAATGCTTGCTTCAGCGATAGGCCAGCGGGTAATCTCAGCGGCACCGCCCATGCTCTTGCGCTCTACCAGATGACCAGCGGCACCAGATGAAAAGCCCATCTTGCCTTGCTTGCAGAGCTTTGCAATCATCGAGCCGTATTCATCGGCTAGATCTAACTGTGCCTCGTACCATAAGCCGGTATCGTCCATCTTGATGTAGCCTGTACCGATGCTCTTCTTACCGACAGCGGCATCCATGCCGTGGTGATAGTACACGTTGAGCGGTACGCGCTGCCCCTTGGCAACCGGAAAGCCGTAGTCCGTTGAAGCGGTGAAAAAGTCACCTTCAAGGTCAGCGGTCTTGGTATCACCAAAGCGAACCAGGTAGCCCTTGACGTAGCCTAACCGGTCGCTCTTGATACCGTCAACGGTAGATGTCAGCAAGTCCATGGCTTCACTATCCCACATACCTAAATTAGCACTTCTGATTGATCGTCAAACTCTGGGATTATGTTTAGGTATTCAACACGTACATTTTTATATTTGGATAAAGCCTCAACGATATCTACTTGGGCTGGCAAAACGCTAACCATAATACCTAGAGCCTTGATGAGTTTTTTCGTGTTTACTGCATCATTCAATGGTTCTAAGTAGCCATCAAAAAATAGTCTTTGATTGTCATAAATCAAATTAGACTCTTGCCCACTTACGGTTATTGTTGCGATGAGCATAGTACGTTGTCCACCATAAATTTGAAGTATTCAAAATCACGCTCAGCAAATGCCAATGGATCTTGTAGTAAAAATTCAATGCCTATTGAAGGAACTTCAGCACCCGTAAACGATAGATCTGACATTACTAGACCAGCATAATCCCTGCCCCAGTTATCAACTTTGACATATCCTTGTGGGTGTAGTTCAAGTCTGTCAAGTCGTGTTCTGTAGTTGTAGAATTTTGTTGTTGCTTGCCGTAATGTTGAACTATTGAAATCTAAATAATGGATAAATTCATGGCCACCTATAGTCACGTGATCCTCTGTAAATACATTTTTATTGAGAGCAATTACATTATGTTCTCGTGAGAACCATCCACCAATTCCTTTTCTGCCTTTACCTTCAACAATAAATAATTGATTTGGTTTGACACCTGACGAAACAGGTAGAACAGGCTTTAATGGTCTTTCGTCAATCCATGAGACAACGGTTTGCATTTCACTAACCCACTTTGCGTGATCTGTTTCACTTGCACTAGCGGTTTCATGTGTACGTGTATTAGATCTATTGACTTGTGTTTTGTATATAGATTGATTAGGCGAAACATATTCTATTTGTATAGGTTTTTCAGACCTCAATGCTTCATGCATTGACGTTTGTCTTTGCAATATCTGTTCGTTTATTTGTTCTGTGAGTTCTTCAATTTGTTTTCTTAGTACAATAGTCTCTGGTTTTTCAGCATAGGCTCCTATCCGTAAGAATGCATCTATATTAAATTCTCCCGGTGTGTCTTCTGAAACATTTTGAAATTGATTATCTAGCAACGATTGGTATTGATCATCAAGGACTTTAAGTTTTGATCTAAGATCAGAGATAGTTTGTTTTGATGTCGCATCAATATCGCGTAACTTATCTCGCAATCTTTCAGCTGTTCTGGTGACAGGTTGCACTGCTTCAACGACTTGAACTTGTTGCGTTGGCTTTACAATCTCAGGTTTTATTTCCGTTGGCTTAGGTTGTGGTTTAGGTTTTTCAACCACAGGCTTTGGTGCTACTGGTTCTGGTTTTACTGGTAGAGGCTTAGGTTGCTCTATCGGCTTAGGCGGTTCTATAGGCTTTGGTTGCACAACAGGTTGTGGTTTTACTACTGGTTTAGGTTGTGCAGTAGGTGCAATAGGTTTAGGCTTAGGTGATACTGGCGGCTTTGGCTTAGGCACAAATGGTTTAGTTGGAATTCCAAAATCACGTAATGGTTTAATGCGTGTTGTCGGCCCCCAATCACGATTAGGTACAACTTCAACCATTTCGTTTAGTTTCATACCGTTAAGATACATTTCGTATCTTTTACGTCCCATGATGGCAAACTTTTCTTCTCTAGTTAATCCAGCCAGAATGCGTTCAGGGGTAGCAAGCTCTGGCCTGGTATCCGGTATGGATGAATCGCCGGTTATCTCTGCCCAGGAGAGCGTCTCCGGTATCATCACGCACCGGCAGTTTGGGTGGCTTGGCATGATGGTATCTGTGGCTTGCAGAGTACCGGACAAAGCCAAGCAAGCAAGGCATACCCTAGCATCCTGCGTAGCCTGTCGGCGGAAGCCGGTTACGGAAGGATTCTCCGTATATAGTTGCCGCTGGGCTTCCCGGCTTGCACGTATCATCTCAGTACGTGCTATCGTCTCGGCTCGTTGCCTACCGATGTCTGCCGCCTTGCGTACCCGCCGTGCTACCGTGCGTGGGCCTTCACCAAGGCTGATGCCTTGTACCAAAGCCATCTGCATGGCATCCGTGGTTACTTGGGGGATGGCATCGAATAGGACAGCCAGAGGCGAACCATCGCCTGCGAACCCGACAAAGGCCTGCAAGGCTTCGTCTGGTAGACTTGTCCAGCTAGTACCAAGGGTAACCCCGGCAGGCTTTTTACCCGCTGCCGCTTCCACAAGGCTTTGCGTTGCATCATTAGCAAGTATGGCACTTTGTAACTGTCCATCTGCGGTTATCGTTGCCCCTTCTACGCTGAACTTCTTCAGGTTCTTTCCGAGCTGCTCAATGTTATCTATGATCCGCTGACGCATGAAAAGGATTGTTTCGGATGGCGGTTCACCGTTGGCTTCACGCTCTGCTATCCTACCCTCCAGCGCTTCAAGCTCATCGATACTGGCCTTGGTTGCGGCTTTGTATGCGCGTTGCATACGGCTGATGGCCACGCCTTCACGCTCTAGCAGGTCATTCCGGTACTTCTGGGATGCGGCATAAATCCTGCCCGTCCCGGTGTCTACTCGCTTGAGCTGATCTCCAGCTCGTACCCGTAAAAAGGGTGGCTCTTATACACTACCCCCGGAGTGCATACGTGGTCGGTGTCAAGGCTCTTGCCGTCGTAGGCTTTGGCCGCTTCATCCCGCAGGGTAACCGGTGCTGCTCCCGTGTGCTGGACTGGCAGGTTCAGGAAGCTCGTAACGCTACCCGGATCGTAACCGGAACGAATGAGGATACCTGCCGCGTTGGTTGTCTCTGCCAGCGATGCACTCGTGCCAGCCTGTACGCTGATCGCGGATGGATGCAATACCCCGGTATCTTCCGGCACGGCTTCAAGGCCTGCTATGCGCTTGGCTTCAGCCCGATCAATGATGCCAGACTTGTACAGTTTCTCCGCCCGCAACGCTTCAGCCTGTAGGTCATCAGCAAGCGCCCTGACCGTTTCAAGGTCGTACATGACGTAATCACCCTGCTGAGTTTCCGGGTATTCCGGCAGCAGATCAGCGGTAATCGCATCCGCCAAGGTACGGAGCAAAGGCACCATGCCGTCTTCCCATGCGGCCTGTTGCGCCCTCTCATAATTACTGTAGGTAGACCGCTCTAAGCCTGAACCAAGGCCCAAAACCATCGGGTTGATGCCAAGGGCTGAACAGATACGCTCCTCTGGTACACGTCTCACAGAATCCAAAGCAAGCTCGGAAGGCGTAAGGCTAACCCTATCCATCTTGTAGGCACCGGTCATAACCACGATGCCGCCTGAGCCGTCCCCGGTTAGGTCTTCGTGAAGTTGCCGCTTCACCTGCCGGGCATCGTCCATCGACATATCAACGCTGGTCTCTTTGGCATCAGGCCCGACAATGAGGCTAGGCATAGCACCGTTGGCAAGCAACCCGTATGCGGTAGTGCTGGCCGTGTTGTCGGTTGCAATCTCACGCAGGACGGCGGTAAGCGGCGCACGGCCTATCCGGATATCGCTTGGGTCTCTACCGTACCGAATATGGATGATGTCACTTACCGGGATGTCAAAGGAGCGGCCATCCGTGGTGTAGATGTAGTGGGTCAACGGGTTTACCCCATTACCTACCGGTCTAACCATATCCTGCGGTAGAAACTGCAAAGCGGTCACCGTGCCACGGGTGGAAGAGCGTATCTTTCTCAGGTAAGTGTTGCCGAATAGTTTGTAGTCTTGGATGCACCAGCCCCAGAATAAAGACCCCATAATCATCGGATCCGGTTGCGCCATGAGCTGCAATACCGGGTGGTCTTCTACCGGTTCTGCCTGCTGGCTGTCTACCGGTCGATAGAGCCGTGGTGTGGCTTGTGGGTAGTTCCTGACGTACCAGTCAATCGCACTAGCGACAACCCCATTCAGCCCTAAGTCACCGGCAACTCTAGCCCAGTCCTTAGTACTTCCAGGGAGCGCCCGGCGTAGCAATGTCTGCAGCTGACCAGAGCCGTACCCCGTGAGGTAGATGTCTCTAGACTGAGACAACGGCAGCGGTAGTGCCTGTGTCGGGTTGGCTGCGGCTTTACGCCCAAGGAAGCGGTCAAAGATACCCATGGCTTCAGTATCCCACAAAAAGAAAAAGCCCCCTTGCGGGGGCCTGTAGGCTTCAGTGGTTTACTTTAGTTCGTATGTTCCACCCTTGTATTGCTTTGCCTCTTCTGCATCCATGAAGGACAGTTCGCAGGAGCGGGTAACAATCTTGTTGTTGTTGAGTGTGCAGCGGGTGTTTAGTACGATAGTCCAGTACATAGACTCATTGATCAACTCGTTGTAGGTGTAGATTCTTCCTGCAATATAAACATCAGCAATCTGCTTTGTCATAACGATTGACTTACCGGCTGCCTGTGCAATCTCCAACTGCTCCATAACCATCGCTGTACCTTGTGTTTCCATTGTTCTATCTCCCTGCTTGATGTCAATAATATACACTGTAGGTATATATACTGCAAGGGTATAGGTGTATATATTTTAGACGGCTCCCCAACTTCGCTTTGATCCGCACACCTGCCAAGCATAAGCCAGGGCATCAACCACGTCATCATGCCGCCCAACGGGAAAGGATAGTAGCTCATCTTCAAAGTATGCCGGTAGGCCTTGGCAATGCATAACCTGTGATTGCTCGTAGCGGGCTTCCAGAGGCGCAAAGCGGGTCACTTTGTCACGGTCTGGGCGGATGCCCCTAATGGGCAACTTGGTGCGCCGTAGAAGTTCCTGCACAACAGCGGCTTGGTACTGCACCTGCTCGATGCCGATCATAGATGGTTTCCACTTATCGGCCATAGCCTCGATGAAGCGCAGGACAGCTGCAAAGTCTGAGCGGGTACGGTTGATGTCTCTAACGTATATCGTGCCATCGTCGCCACGGGATACAACCGCCACGCCGGTGTAGTCTGCTTCGCTCTTGGTTGATATAGCAAGGTCAACGCCGATGTAGGTAGGCAACCCTTCAGGGCAATCGCCGTACCGTAGCCACTCCCGCTTGATACGCGCTCCCGCAGCATCGACAAACTCCGCTAAATACTCCTGCCGGAAAGCAATGCTCGGCAGTGATTCTCCCGCCTTGCCTACTTCCTCCGGATCAATCCAGGGGTTAGCCGTGGTTGGCATCTGCCAGCTCATCCAGTCGGCATCAGTAGCGGCCTGATTGTAGAGCGTCCTAAAGTAGTTGCTACCCTTGGGCGTTGACAGAAAGAACGCATCCCCCTTGTAATCGGTTAGCGTTGGGCGGATTGCTTCCGTCCAGGCTTGCTCTAGATGCCGTGCCATCGCTGCCTCATCGATGATGACCCGCTTGTACTTACGACCACGGGCTACGGTAGACGGGTCATCCAAAGTCCAGTAATCGATTGCTGCCCCGGTTATAAGCTCGATGCGCGGGGCTGGGCTTTGTACGGCTCGGCGGATAACAGGAGCATAGATTCTCTTATGATCGGCGTATGCCTCTTCTAGGAGTCTGTAGGTAGGTGCAAACCAGGCACAAGGTAGCCCGTCAATCAGCACCGGGTCACTGAGCAAGTTACCGCCCAGCGTGGTCTTACCGAATCTTCGACCTACTCAGCCACAGGCAAGGACGTTATAGCGCCTTGCCTGTGCCATTATCACCTGCTGTGCTTCATGAGGTCGAGGGAGAACCAATCGTATGTCAGGCATTATGGTTTGTCTGCGTACTCCACGATCACCTTTACCGGGCTACCGTCAGCGCCGGTCTGCTCTACCCGGCTAGACCAGTCGGCTTTGTGCTTGCGCTCCAGCCACCACGCCGCCGCTTGCCATGTCGTACGGGTTGCATCTTGGATGACTGCAAGGTTGCGTAGCTCTGCCTCGCCTTCGGCCTTTTCTATAGCATCCCTAAAATCAACATTTTCGGCTAACCATCTAGCCAGTGTTTCCTGACTTATACCAGCGGCAGCACAAGAAGCCCTGCGGGTGTTACCACCTCGCAGAGCGTCTGTAATCCGCTGTACAACCACTGGGCTGTACTTGGTTGGTCTACCTGCTCCGGGTTGTGCTGCCATGTAGGCTCTCCTCGATTTCTTCGGTCGTTGCCCATATGAGGGCATCTTTCATTTGCTGGTCGGTGATGCCCTGCCGCTTGGCTCTACGCTTCACATCTTTATACAGCCAGCGTGTATACATCTCCGACCATACCACCACGCAACCAGCCCCCACCAAAGCACCAAAAGCAAAAGGTATCATTCCGTCACATCCGCTTCTTCTAGTTCTAGAAGCCTGTAGTACAAATCCCATGATGCAACGGTAAGTTTTTCTTCAGCCTTGATGTCAAAGTTATCCCAAAGGTTGGCCTTGAAATCAAAAACCGTTTCACACATGATTTCGTGATTTTGCCCAGACTTATAAATGAGCTTCCAGTTATCATCATCAACACGCTCAAGTATTAGCGTTTTATCTAAGAACGCTACACCTTGATAATCTTTAGGCTTTTTGTTTTCCAAATGCACCAATTCGCGTTGCATCCATGACAACTGCCTTGCACACATAGCCATTGTTTCTTTAGTTACTTTTAACTCAATCACTTAGCAACCTCCCCGGTTCGTGGATCAAGTACAACGATAGCCCAGTCGGTAGCAAACAAGTCACCAGGGGACAGACTCAACTCTTCGAGTTGCGTTACCCGTTTCTGTGGCCCGTGAAGTTCAAAGATATTCCACACTTCGGAGTACCGCAGGAATACGGCTCCTCCCCACTCACCGCGCCATACGGCATTACCACCACCAGCCATCAAGGCTTGAATCACTTCTCCGAATCTCATCTTATTATCATCCAATCGTTAGCGAGTATGTCTGCACCCCGAAAGTAAGCAGGCCCGGCATGATGCCGTGTACCTGCCCCGTCAAGCTTGTACATCACGAGCTGGCCATGGTTGATGCCGTAATGGATTCTTGCTCCGTCTCGAGCGACATAGCGGGATTCTTTGAGGTGTATTAGTGCCGCGCTGAAAACCATACGGTGGGAGTAGTGCGCGGTAGGTGGTGCGAAAGAGGCTACCTCATCGGTACACATTTGCTGGTATCCAAGGCTTGTGGCATATGCCAGCAGCTCGGTATTGCGTATCCACTTCTCGACGCTTTGCCGCCTAACGATGTTGTCAGCGTTAGACCATGAACCGGTAGTGGCGTAGACTTCCATCGCTTGCCGGATGCGCTCTTTCTTTTCTTCTAAACTAAATGCTAGTGCCATCGTTAGCCTCGACTACTTTTGCCTCTGCTGCTGCGACTTTTGCTAGTATTCGAGCTTGATCTTTTTCATAAGCCTTTTGCCATTCCTCTGGATCCCAAAAATCAAAAGTGCCTACTCTGAAATCATGATCCCTGTCTTTGAAAAAATATTGCGTTTCACAATAGGTCGTACCTTCATGAAAATGAAATACATCTCTACGCTTATGGCCGCATTCAAATGAGAAATAGATTTCAGCGTGTATCCCTATAACTACACCCTTCCAAATGTGAGCGTTATCACAACCACAGGGGCAGGTCACTTTACTTGAAAATATCTTAACTGTTTCTTCCATTATTTATCTCCTCGGCTTCCCTGGCTATCCGATCAGCGTAGGCTACATCCTTGGTAACGGCATATGCCATGTACCAGAGCGCCTTGATGCTGTCAGCGGTAGCCGTCCCCTTGTGTGGGCAACGTTGCAAGTACTTGACCACGTTACCTGTTGCAAAGTCCAACCCCCAGTCATCGATGACGCTGAGGGCTTGAATCTTTGTAGTGCGGTAGTGCTGTTGCACTAGTCTTCGCCGAACGGGTCTTCGATGTCATCCGCCACGACTGCGGCTTTGCGTAGGGGCTTTGGTGGTGCAACCTTCACCGGCTTCACGGTCTCGACTACGTTGGTAAGCTCGCCATTCATTTTCTGGCGTGTACCGACCACTACCTGCCACGGCTTGGCTTTGAGTGCCGGAAGGTCAAGGTTGCGGTATGCGTCCTGAGTCATGCGCCCGACCATGCCATCAAGCAGTAATGTGAGCTTGGCTTTGTCGTTGCCATAACTGGTTTTCGTGTACTGAACAAACCGGAAGGGTTGCCCATCATCATCGCCAACTTCGGTGGTTTCAAATACCCACTTCAGGTTAGGCTCCAACACGTTTGGATCATCAAACGATTTGCTTTGTACGGCTTCAACGTCTACCAATGCACAGGCGTAGATGCCTGCCTCAGCTGTACTAAACTTTTTGCCACTTCCCTCGTTGAAGGTCGTGTGCTGTGCAAAGAATCCCATTATCAAACTCCTTGAGCCACTGGCTCTTTGATATGTCGGTGATGGAAAGGCTTTACCTGAGCCACCGGGGCCGCCCTTGCGAGCATTTTCACATCCATCACCAACACACAAACTATATACCCATTCAGTGGATATTGTCAAACACTTATTTTCATCGGTACAAAGTTGCGACCCACTCCTTGTAATGGGCATCAGTATGCCCGCCTAAGCGGGCGGTACTGATTGCCCATAGGGGGTTTTCAAAGGGGGATTTATCCTATCGGTACAAGAGTACAACTCTTAAGCGTACCGTTTTTTGTACCGATAGATTTAGCCCACTTTTACCCAAGGACTACGAGCATAATCCGGGTCAATCTTTCGTATCAAACCCATATCCCGCATCGAGTCCAGGAACTTCAAAGCCACCTGTTTATTGTTGCCAATCACCGCAGCTAAGGCATTGCCAGACATCTTGTCATTCTGATCTAGCGCGTTCAAAACACGCTCGATGTACTGTTGTTCCCGCTCTGCTTCAGCACCACCGACACAAGGCTGTAAAACGATAGAGCCATCTTCACGGGTAACAATCTTATATGACACTTCCACAAAGTCTTCTTCGCCAATGTGGCGCTGCTTGGTTGTCTTCATGGTGTAGATGCCGTCTTTGTTTTCAACCGTGGCCACAAGGTCAGCCTGTGCCGCAATCTCCCCCGCACCGCGCATAGCCTCATGAGCCACAGGCCCGGCGTGTATGCCCTTCTTATGATGGTGTAGGGCAACTATTGCCGCGCCTGATTCATTGATGCCTTTCATCTGATCGTAGAGCTTTGCCATATCGGTGTTGCTGTTTTCATCGTAACCATGGACGCGCACAAAGGTATCAAGCACAACGATAGATATTTCATGCTCTTTTATGTATGCGACTATGTCGGCTAAGTGTTCCGGGTTGTCGAGTTTCACCATTTGCTTTTGCATGATGTGGACATTCTCGGCACCGTTAGCACAGAGCTGAAAGAATCGTTGCCAAAAGCGCCCGATACCCATTTCCTCATTGATGTATAAAACCTTGCACTTTGTCGCTGGTAGGCTCCCCATCCACAGTGAACCATCAGAGCAAGCCCGCACGAGGTCTACAGCAATCCAAGATTTACCCCCTCCAGGCGGTGCCGTGATGAAGTGCATACCGCCACGGGTTATAAGATTCTCAACCAACCATTGGGCATCGTCAGCAAGTGCGGCAGCATCGCAAAACTGTTGCCAGTTCATAAACTCTAGTTTGCGCTTAGGTGGAATCTTTGCGGCGAGCTGCTCCCGGAGCATTGCCGGGGTTAGCGGTTCACGATCGGACTCTGGCCAATCAGACCAAGCCCGTCCGGCTTTGAAGGCTACGTCTGGCTCATCCATCGGCGGATCACACCACTGAAGATTCCAAGCAACCGCCGCCGGGTACGCTGAATCGTAATCGATGCCGGTAGAGCGGAGGTATCCGATATAAGCCGTCAAAGCGTTATCACGCCCACCGTAAGGGCCGCCCCCTTCAGGGTGCCGCGTGTAGAGTTTCGCCATCGTGCCATCACCTGAATGCTCACCCGGTTGGCGCTCAGCCCGTGGTTTACGCTTCGGAGTAGCGTCTAACTCATCGAACCATTCATCTGCCAAAGTAGTACTCCATAATCTCCGGCAGGTCTGCGCGGACAATGTCTAACAGGAATGACCATCGTGCGTCAGTTTTGCTTTTTACGCAAGCCTGTTCTAACTCTAGGAAAAAGGTATCAAGGCAACCGGTGTAGCGTCCGGATGCGTGGCGTATCATCGGGCTTGCGTGTCCCAGCTCGCCAGCCTTGGCGGATGCCAGCAAGGCATCAAGCCGTGCATCGCCAAACTCCGCAACCACCAAGGATTCCTTGTACGTTGGCTTCATGCCGCCGCCCTTCAAGAGCTTTACGGGCTTAGGGTTGTCCGGGTCTTTCCAGTTGATGGTGCCGGGTACGCGCAGTATGCGGTCAACGTTAGCAACGTTATCGGTGCCGGGTAGTATCTTGTCTGCAAAGTCACGGATGCGGTTCTCTAGGATGGTGCGCTCCTTGACTGACTTGCAAAGTTTAGGGCTGGACAGCATCTTGTATCCGTGCCAACCGTTACCGCTTGATACGACCAAGTCGCAGTTGTCAAGTAATAGTTGACTACTGGCACCCGGTACCTTGTTGTCTAGATCTATCCAGACGGTGCCGACCTGCTCTATAGATTCCTTGCCGAGCTTACGCCCTGGGCCTTCAGGCGCGGCACGGGGACACACTCCAACGTAGACATCGTAGCCACGCATTGCAAGGGAGATGATGTGCTGGCTAAGTGCTTGCCCGGCTTCACCCTTCAAGCATTCAGGGATGCGGTAAGTGGTTCGGTTAGCGTGGGGTTTGTGCTTGGATAGCGGACGGATTTCGATGAATCCATCTGTGTATGGTTTGAATAGATGCCGTAAAAAGGCGATAGCCTGAACGGCATCAGTGGCTGGTATTGCCATGATGTAACCTGTTGTCCTTCGAGATACCTGCATCTGGAAACCCTCCGGGGATCAGCCGGAGGGTGGACTAGGTCCATAACCAGAAGGACAGGTTCACGTACATTATACATCAAAAGCAAACCCGACATGATCCGCTATCGCCTTGGCGGCATCATGCCAAGAGTAGGCAACAATGAAGGTGTAGCCGTGCGGCTGAAGCGCATCACGGAAGGAAACCTGCCCCGGTGTTAGCCGACCTTTACCAGCCTTCATCTCAACGTACAGCCCCGGTGCTGGGCAAGGGAGAAAGATATCCCAGACACCGGCAAGAACGCCCATGGCTTTGAACTTTGCAGCTGTCCTGATGTCGCGGTGCCCACCGTTAGGGCAATGGTAGATGGTGGCAAGCTCAGGATGCTTTGTAGCCATCAGGCGTACCCAAGTAATCAAGGCTATCTGCTCTTTATCTTCAAGGTGTTTCAAGTCAGGTCTTCCACTTCATAGCGCCCCCGGATGCTTGCCAAGGCTGTTTCTATCTGCGCCTCGATGACAGTAACCGGAGTCTTGTACCTGCTTGCTATCGTCCGCAGGGTCTCCGGCTTAGATCCATCCAAACCAAAGCGCCTCACCAGCAAATATCTTGAATCGTCATCTAGACTCAGCAAAGCATCACCCAGCCTATCTGCCCATGATTCAGCGATAAACGCCTCTTCGGGGCTTGTGGAGGCTCCTAGCACCCTGCAATCTTCATAGACTAACCCATCCGTGCCAGACACCGGTACATTGATACTAACCGGTTGTACTTGTTGGGAGTCCCTGGCTATGCGTATCATCGTAACCGATAGCCCGGTGTACCCGGAAAGCTGCTCATCGGTTGGAGCCGTGCCGTGCTGGTGGAGGTGCTGATCGTGTGCCTTGCGGATACGCAACCACTTGTAGATGGTGTGCTCGGATACCCTGATTGTCTTGCTTTGGGTTGACTGATAGCGCCTGTACTTCTGGATTATCCACTTCATCGCGAAAGTGCTGAACCGTAGCCCCCGGCTAGAATCCCACCGTTGGATGGCGATAATCAAGCCCTGAAGGCAGAACGCCACGGCATCTTCAAAGTCATCCTGCTTGTGTATCTGCTTGGCCATCTCTTTACAGAGGCCGGTGTTCCGGTGAACCATTTCCGCCATGCACTCTTTAGGCATGATGTCTGCCGCCCATGCTTGGTGTAGTAAGACCATCTCCTCATGAGACAACAAACGCTCCGGTGCCTTGGATAAAGCCCGGAGCGTCTGACGAACGATTGATCTACTTGGTATCAACTAAAGTCCATTTGTAGCTGCACTTCAACAGTTTCCAAAATGGAAACAGTTGAGGTTATGTCTTCGATTTTCTCTAGATAAAAACGTCCATCAATGCATTTACCATCGGCCAACATATACGAATGCCAAAATCGCGTATCCTGCGTATGTTTGCCCCTGACTGGTTGGCATTCAAGGTGGTAATGCTCTGGCAATGGCTTTGCTCCTAGCTGATTGATCTGCGCTACAACGTGAGTACAGGTACAAGGCCCATCAATATCTACGATGATTCCAAGGGGGCCGTGCTTGTGATTGTAGAAGTCATCCCAGCACTGCACTACTACTCCAGGCTTCATCCACGTACTCATCTAACCCCCTGCGCCCTAAGTAACTCCGGCTTGCGTTCCCACTCATACTGCAACGCGTCCTTAGCTGCGGCAACCATAGCCAGCAGTAGCAGGACGGTTACCGCACAGATCACACCCGCCCGGATAGCATCCCGCATGGCTTTCTTTCTACCAAGGTAAGCATCGCGGTGTTGCTCCAAGGCTTCACGCTTCAGGCGCTTTGCCGCTTCTTCATCCTGGAAGTGCCGCCACTCTGCCATCCGGCAAGCCGTACACAATGAATCCATATCTACTACTTTGTCCGCACAGTCGTTGCATCGTTGCATCGTCTTATCTCCCTATCTACCTTATTCGCCCGGTTGCTCTGGTGCTTCCGGTGCTTTACCCTTGCGTAGCGTTCTACGCATCAACAGCTGCTTGCTCAGTTCCGCCGGATCCATGTCCATCGCTTCAGCTAGAACAATCAGGCTGTCATCGTTGGGCGCTTTCTTGCCGGTCATATAGTCACTGATACGTGGCTGCTTGAAACCAGTGCGCCGAGATAACTCGTTTTGTGTCAATCCTCTAATCATGTAATCTATATACCATATATATATATATTAGCCTGTCAACCCCTTGCGTTATATATATTGCCGGTGTATATTGTTGATGTACCAAGCGGTACGGGAGATAAGACAATGAATCAAGTAACTTACAAAACGAACCACCTGAAAGACGAATCATGTATTCGCATCTTCCGTGGTGATTATGTAAAGACCTACACCGGAATCTACAAGGTAGTTGGACAGCGTAACTTTATAGGCTGCCCACCACTCATAGAAACAATGAAGCTGAACAGCAATCTTGAGGCATCCGGTGACGTGGTTACACTTTTCAACAACCGAGGGGAATGCATTGCAAAGTCTGACTGGGAAGGCTACGTTGCATCTGGCCAGCACCTTACATCTTATGAGCTTCCATATAACACAGTAGAGGACAACGAATAGATGGCAGTATATGCAGATGACTGGCTAGAGGTCTACATACCTAGAGACCTACTCGATGAGGTTGAGTATTACTCTGATGGTGGCCACGGCTACAAGTGCGGTTCGGTCTTTGCAATGAAGCATGAAGAGACCGCAGACTACATCATGAGCAACCGCGACAGCGAGCTTGCAAAGCACTTTGTAGATGACTACGGCGTTGATCTAAACGACCGGGCAGAAGTAATCAAACGCATTGACCGACTCAATGTTTCAATGGGAGAAGAGATTTGACTAGTAGCGAAAATATAGGGGCAATAGCCCCTTCACTTATCAAGGCACAAAGCCGTATGCAGGGCATCAGCAAGGAAGGTACTAACCCTGCCTTCAAGTCCAAGTACGTCACCCTCGACAGCATCCTTGACGCTCTGCGCCCTATCCTTACGGCAAACGACCTGATGCTAACCCAAGGCACCACGGAAACTCATGTCACGGAGGGTAAGGTCACAGCGATTACTGTAGAGAGCCGCATCATCCATGCATCCGGTGAGTGGATCAGCACCACGGCAACCATCCCAGTAACCAAACCAGACGCTCACGGTCTCGGCTCAGCTCTTACTTATGGCCGCCGGTATAGCGTCTCCGCTCTACTGGCAATAAGTGCCGATGAAGACGACGATGCAAACGGCGCGGTAGCGCCCCGTGATGACTACCGTAGAGGCCCACAGGGCAACATTGTAATAGATGCCCCGCTGAAGGCTAGACCGCTTGGAGGAAATAGATAATGGGATTTGATGTAATCGATGGCGAGATGTACGACGAGGAGACCGGCGAGTATGCCGGCCCTGCGTCCGGCTGGATAAAGGGTGACGAGACACCGGAAGACTTGGCGCTCCTGGTGATGCGTAAGCGGATGGACATCGAGGCAACCCTACAGGCTGAGAAAGCCAAGATGGATGCAATCATCGAGAACACGCGCAAGATGATCGGCAAGCATCAGGCCCGGCTTGACTGGTTGGAAGCACGGTACAACGCCCAGCTGCAAGACTACGCAATGAGCCAACTACCGCGCAAGACTGACGGAACATTGAAGGTCAAAACATGGACTTGCCCCTACGGCACGGTTTCGTTTAGATCCGTTGCCGAGCGGGTCAAGGTGGTTGAGGAAGATGAAGCCGTTGCATGGCTGATGCATCACAACCCGGAAGCGATCAAGACAAAGCACACCGTGCTGGTTAGCAAGCTCAGCGACTTTGCCCTTGACCACGCGCCAGGGCTTGACCTAATCCCGGCTTCAGAATCGGTCACCATAAAAACAGTTTAGGAGATAAGTAATGGGATCAAAGCAGCTATCAGAGAAAGAAAGACAATCAATCATAAACTTACGTGAACAAGGATACACGGCTAAACAATGTGCAGAAATGCTTGGCCAGAATCAAAATACTTGCCATACGGTTTATTGGAGGTATCAAGATAGATTGCAAAAATCAACACCTGAAGTACAGTCAGGAACTACTGACTGGCAGGCAAAATGGGTAGAACTGCAAATCGAAAATGTACGTTTGAAGGATGATCTTGACATTCTGAAAACACTTATCAGAAGAACATTTGCAGATAAAGTTTGACAAGATATCCGCATCCGGTGTATATTCCGG